GCTGGATTTGCGAGAGCGAGAGCTTGCGGCAAAAGAGAAACTCATGGCGGCAGAGACGGTACAGACTGGGGTTCAGACCTCTTTCAGTGCCATGCAAGCAGGCGCACAGGTGGCGCAGATGCCGCAGATTGCGCCCATTGCCGATACGGTGATGCAGCTAGCAGGCTATCAAAAGCCCGCGCCCTTTGGTCAAGACCCGAACTTCCCGACCCCAGAGCAAGCTGCAGCCCGCGACATTCGCAGCCCATATATCGAAGGGCAAGGCGCACAACTCGGCAGTGAACAAGAAGGTGCTTTGCAGGTGGAGCAGGTTCGCCAGAATACGCACCCAACTTTCCCGCCGCTACCTCAAGAAGCGGCAGATGGTGATCGAGGCATGTTTACTCCTAGAACTGACGACAACATCCCGCAAGGAGAAAACCCAGTATAGGGCTTTGTGCGATGCGGGGGCTGTGCAAAGATTTAGACAGCGAAAGCAATAGCGCCACGGCGGAGCCTGGCAATGTATGAATCGAGGGCTGGAAGCCCGCAACTGGAGAGCTATGGAAAGCAATCAAATGGAATCGGCAGACATTTTGACTGCAATGCTAAACGGCGATATTGACGCTGAAGGCAATGTGACGGGTGAAGATACCCCAGCAGCGCCAGAAGTAGATAGCGTGCCTGAGCAAATTCAGGATAAGGCAGCACAGCCTGAGGGCAAAGCAGACGAAGTGGCAGAACAGCCTGCGCCTATAGCCAGTAAGTCTGGCGCATACACGATCCCGTATGAGAAGCTGACCGAAGCCAGAGAGAAGGCTAAGGCTTTTGAAGAGCAGGTTCATGCACTGCAGCAGCAGCTTACAGAGCTAAGCGCACGGCAGTCTGAGAATCTGGCAAACGCCCATGCGCAATCAGCAGCAGGGAACTTGTCGGCAAAAGCCGAAGCGAACCTGCAAACAGCTCAAGATGCTATTGATGCAGGCGTTAATGCTGATATTTTTGGCGACTTCACAGACGAATCCATAGCAAAAGGCATTCGCACTTTGCAAGCCCAAGAGCGCGATGCGATGCGGGCGGAGCTGCTGGCTGAGATTCAGAAAGAGCTAGCTCCAATCCGCCAAGAGCGAGAGCAGGCAGCTGTCGATGGGCATTACAGCGCCATCTATGAGAAGCACAAAGACGCAGATGAAATTGTGCAGAGCGACCAATTTCAGAAATGGGTGCAGGAAATTCCTGCATTCATGAGGGCTGGTGTTGATGATGCCTTGAAGAATGGCAGCGCCCAGCAAATTATTGAGGTGTTCGATTCGTTCAAGAGCGCATTAGCACCAGTACAGAAACCACCAGAACCCCAGAACAAGGCCGTACTGGAAGTGCAGCGCCGTGTTCCAGCCTCGCTATCGGAGATTGCGGGAGAACCGCACCAAGACACGGTGCAAAAAGCCTTAGATACAGCAAGCCGCGATCCTGCTGCGCTGATGCTATCCATGCAGGATATGTCACCAGCTCAGATAGAGCGCCTACTCGCTGGAATCTAAAACACAATCTTCTTTAAAGGACAAAATCATGTCAGTAAAAACATCAGTCGGTGTTGGTAATCCAAACGCCATGAAGCTGCAGGCCGCAGGACTGTTCACCCAGTCTATGCGCCGCAATTCGACCCTTGGCCGATTGTCTGGCGCTATGCCCAAAGGCGAGGAATCAGTAAACGGTACGCTGAAAACGCAAACCGCCATTGATATGCCCATCGTCAAATCCATTGATACAGGCCGCGGCAAAGGCGATGAGGTTGAATTCAACTTCGTCCAGCCTATCAACGCCTTCCCCATCATGGGTGACGAAATCGCCGAAGGCAAAGGCGTGGGCTTAAACTTGGATAAATCCCGCGTCCGCGTGAATCAGGCTCGCTTCCCTGTCGATACGGGCAGCACCATGACCGCAATCCGTTCACCTGCCGACTTCCGCAAGATGGGTATTGCCGCAGCTCAATCGCTGCTCGATAGCTATCTTGACCAGTCCCTGCTGGTACAAATGGCTGGTGCGCGTGGCTCTCAGATGAACACTGAATGGCGTTTGCCATTAGCGAGTGATCCCAAGTTTGCAGGCATGATGACTAACACGGTCAAAGCGCCTACTAAAAACCGCCACTTCATTGCCAGAACAGGTACTGGCGGTGCCAAGGACACCATCGTTGAGTTCAGTAGCGTGGCCGCGGCAGGCGCTCCTTTGGGTGGCACTTTGACCACCGACCTGCTGAACATGGATGTGGTGGACAGCATTCGCACAATGATTGAATCCATCCCCCTCGCACCGCCAGCGATCAAAATCCCTGGCGATTTGGTGGCAGAAGATTCGCCATTGCGTGTGTTGCTGGTATCTCCAGCGCAGTATTTCACCTTCGCCCAGAGCAAAGACTTCCGTCAGTTCCAAGCGAATGCGATTGCCCGCGCTGCCAAGGCGCAGAACCACCCCTTGTTCTTGGGCGAATGCGGACTGTGGAACGGCATCCTCATCATGAAGATGCCCCGCCCCATCCGCTTCTACGCAGGCGACGCTATCAGCTATGCAGCCAGCAATACCAGCGAGGTTGAAAGCCAAACGACCGTCCCAGCAGCCTTTGGTACAAACTTCGCCATCGACCGCGCCATCTTGCTTGGCGGCCAGGCGATTGCCCAAGCCTTCGGCGCAAGTGGCCATAGCGGTATGCCTGTGTTCTACAAAGAGAAGCTGTTTGACCATGACGACAAGTCAGAAGTACTGGCTGGCGTGATTCAAGGCATCTCCAAAATCCGCTGGAATGTGGATCAAGGCAATGGCGTTAGCCACTTCACCGACTACGGTGTAATCGCCATCGACACGGCTGTGCCAATCATGGCTGGCTTAGGCTCTTAATAGGCCAACGGCGGGGTGAGTAATCGCCCTGCCTACCCCATTCTTCATTTTGAACAAGGAGGCCAATCATGGCTAATGTGAATATCAAAGCTGCAACGGCAGCACAAAACCGCCTAGGCAATACGCCCTACGGCAATCTGAACGCACTGAGCTACAAAGTCACCACTACCTCTTCTGGTGCTGTGGCTGGCTCTGACGCCGTGCAAACAGGCACTACCGCCATCGGTGATGTGATTCGCGTTGGCGTTCTGCCCGCTGGCCAGCGCCTGTTCGATTACATGGCAACGATCAAGACGGCCATGACCGCATCAGTGACTTGCAGCGTTGGCTTTGCCTACTGTGATGGCGTGGACTCTACAGCTGTGCCGCAAGACGCTGCTTACTTCGCTGCTGCTGCGACCGCCCTGTCGTCTGCCGCTGTGCAGCGTAAGTCCACGACTACCACAGCCGTGACCCTGCCTAAAGATGCCTATCTGACCGTGACCATTGCTGGCGCGGCCAATGCGAAAGCGTCTGAAATCGAGTTTGTGGTTTACTCCACAACCGAAGGCGCGGCGTAATCGTAGTGCAGGGCGGCTGTAATTGGCTGCCCTGTATGTGTTTGAGTTGAATTGGAGAGGCAATGCAGATTTATAAAGTGAAGTACATCGGCGATCGTGAGTTCCACGATCGTACTGTGTTGAAGAATGTCTGGCAGCCAGGCGATGTGAAAGAGCTAATCCGCGAAGCCTCCGCTGAATTGCTGCCGTTTAACGAGTTTGTGCTTGTTGAGGAAGTGACGGCCAAACCTAAAGACAATCCTCTGCTGCAGGCCAAGGCATTAGATGTGCAGGCCAAGCGCGATGAAGATGATGAAGTGCAAGAATCCATGCTGGTGACTATCGAGACATGGGATAAAGAGCAGCTCATCGAGTACGCTAAAAAATACGAAACCAAGATTGATACACGCAAGAGCGCCACGAATATGCGCTTGGATGTAGCCAATCTCATTGAGCAATTCGGGGTTCGTTAATGGCCCTGCAAGACTTAATTGACCGCTTCCGAGTACTGGCTGGCGACAAGAGCCAGCCGTATCTGTGGGGTGATGATGATGTGACGCGCTGGCTCAACGATGCCCAGCGCCAGGCATGTATTCGTGGGCGATTGATTCGTGAAGATGAGAATAAAGCCGTTTGCCTTATCACTATGCAGGAAGGCAAGCAAACTTATAAGCTGCACCCCAAGGTTTACGAGATTATCAATCTTCGGTTTGTGGGAGCTAGTCGCGCCCGTCCTGCGGTGATAGTCAGCCGTGAGTGGTTAGACAATGAGCGCCCAAGCTGGCGCGATGACAACTATCCACCAGAGCTGGTGATTCAAGATGACACAACCATCCGCATTGTGGGCAGTGCTGTTGTGGGCGAGGTGCTGCAACTGGAGTGTTACCGCTTGCCACTGGACGATATGACCCAGTGTGATGATGAGCCAGAAATACACGAGGCGCACCATGAGCACTTGGTGCAATGGGCGCTACATAAGGCATTCAGCGTGGTGGATGCAGA